AAGGATTAGGAGAAATCTGGAAACTTTCAGATTTAACATACAATCCTTTTTTAGGATCATTTGTCCATTTAACCCATTTATTTTGAGGAATAATATCCGATTTGATCCAGCCATTGGTATTAAATCCTCGACAATTTTTAATAGAATCACAGTAACTAGCTAAACTTGAAACATTATTCATTAAACTTGATTGATTTCCAATATTATATCCATCAGAATCCATTCCTGGATAAAAAACATACCCCGGAGCACGTATATCTTTATTTCCCGAAGTCATTTTTTCACTGGATGTCGGAATTATCATCAAAACAAATAAAATCAAAAGCAAAATCAGAAATATCACAATACCTACTATCATGGGTGTCGACATTTTGATATTTATATATATTTGTAAAATATATTTTACAAAAAATATTTGTTTTATATTTTATGGTAAATTATTTAAGATTGGCATTGAATACAACCAGGAGTCCAAACACAAGAACTTCCACCAAGATCTACCAAAACAACACCTTCATCTGGATTATTTTTTTTAAGTTCTTCTATCGTATTTTTAGTTTCTTTTTCAACTTCTTTATTTTGTTCGGATGTATCAACCTGTAATTTAGAAGCATCAACAGGAGCTAATTGTCTTGAATAATATGAACTAGTTTTGGCACCATTTTTCCAATTATAAAAGTGGAATTGTGTTAAGAACTTAACAGTTATTTTATCTTTAAAGAGAGTATAACTTTGTGATTGACAAACGAGAGGACCTCTGCCTAGACACATTTCAGATGTTACTTTTGGCGAGATATCCCAAACAGTTTTATATAAATCTCTAATTTTTTTGGGTAATTGTGTTAATTCAGAAATACTTCCTTTATCACTCATTTCCAAACCTCTTCTGATTTCTTTATTCCACAAACCTAGTGAAATTAAATCTTCGATAAAGTTCTTAATAATATAAAATTCTTCTCCAATCCTATTTCGACGTTTGTAAAGTAAAGCACTGTAAGGTTCAAAACAAGCACTACATCCCATAACCGTACTGGTGGAACCGGTTGGCATATTTGCTAAAAGCAAACTGTTTCGCAAACCATTTTCTACAATTTTAGTTTTTAACTTTGGCCAATTCAAACTCAAACGATATCGCAAAGCACATTTTCCAACTTGTTCTTGTTCTTTGATCCATAAATCAAATTGTAATTCTCCTCTAGAAGCGGGACTTCCGATAAATGTTTGATAAGATCCACTTGTTAAAATATTTTTGTAATAATCTAGTTCTTTAGATTTTTCTTGAATAATTTGAGAATTAGTTTCAGTTTGCAAATTGGTTTCGAGTTCGGCAATTTTCTCTTGGCGATATTTCATAGCTATTTCACAACTTTCATCACAAGCAATATAATACATAAATTCGAATAAATAGAAATTCAGCTCTTGTGCTTCTTCCGAATCAAAAGGAAGTCGCAATGCTGATAAGAAATTAGCAAAATCTTGTATACCAATAGCCATCGGTCGATGTCTTAAATTAGAATATTCTGCTTGCTCTAAAGGATAAAAGCTGATATCAATTAGTTTGTTTAAATTTCGAACTTGTCTTCGGATAATTTTTTCAAATAAATCCCAATCAATAAATTTTAATTTAGAATGTGTCGATGGTTCGATCAATAAATATTGCAGTGAAGTTTCAAAACCATTAGATAAATTATCGTAAATTCTATTTTTCTCTCGAGATGGTTGCTGATTCCATTCAAAATCCCGAGTTTTGTAAATTTCACTCTGATTTTTAGGATGTTGATCAGTAATGAATGATGTTAAATTAGTACTAGCTAAATTACAAACAGCAATTTCTTCAGCAGAACTATATTCAAAAATTTCAGTGCATTGCATAGTCAAGACTCCGTTGAAAACTCCCATATGTCGAGAATGTTCAGTAAAACAATAAGTTTGATCATGTCTTCCGGTAAATTCGATTGATTGAATTTTAACATAATTTTCCTCAAGATCTTGAGATTTTTCTTGAATTTTGATATTATCTAATTTACTTACTTCAAATCCCATTTGACATAGTTTCCAAATTTGTGATTCGCGTAATCGCAAGGCATGTGGTTGTCCATGACTACTGCAAATTTTCGAGTGAATTCCCAAGGTTTGCAACATTAACTTAACATCTCGCAAAAATCGCAAGTTATTATTCTTAATTTCAATAGAAACTTCTAGATCATCATAAATAGTACCATTCGTTTCAACCAATTCGCTGAACCATTCCAAACGAATTTCTTCACTATAATTAATTGGCACAACTAAATGATTCTCTTCTGCAAACGCTTCGGAACCACCGACAACAAAGGGTAATTCTAAAGGTAACAAAATCATATTTGCTTTGAGATTTTTAGCTAAAACTTGATAAATTTTCTCGTGATCTTTTTCCAGATCTTCTTGAGATTCGTATTTTTTATTACTTCTAGGTTTAATATATTTTTTGGTTCGGCTTAATTGTTCGGTAAAACGATCTCGCGGATCAATAATAGCAAATTTGTGATTTGGAGTACATTCTAGTTCAGATCCATCACTAAATTTAATTTTCATTAATTCAGTATTAGCGCTAGTTTGACGAATTTGCACTTTTGACCATTCTTCACCATTCCAAACTTCCGCAAATTGATCTTTCAGCTCGTAAATTGGAAAATATCCCTGATTAGTCAGAATTTTAGTTTCAGGAGCAACGCATAAATTACTAGATTTCATAGTTCCGAGATTTTTTTGATTAGATTTTCTGTTTCCAGCATCTTTCATACACATGTAAGGTAATCCTGTTTCTATGATCACATCGCAAATATGTTTCCACAGGGCAACAGCTGAAATACGTTTAGAGTATTTTCCGCTTCTAATGTATGAACGATAAGCGTGTGTAAAAGCGAAATTCTTTTTCATCTCATTTTGATTTTTTGAATCAAAAAGTTCAGAATCAGGAATCCACTCGATGCGAAAATTTTCATCATATAAATTACTAAGATTTTCATTTTGATCGGGACACATTAAATACCAAAGTTTAGTTTCTCGAGCAATGATTTTATCATCATCACTATTTACTACCCCATGATCTTGAATACAACGATTTCGTAAAATAGCTTCGAGTTTAAATTCATATTCAACAGTTCTCATAAATTCATCACAAATCCACATGGCATAGAAAAGATTTTTTCCTCTTTGATTTTCATTTCCTCTATTTTTTCTCATAGAAACAACATCTTTGATATCTTTGTGCCAAGTTTCCAAATAAACTGCGTGGGATCCAGGTCTTTTATTTCCACCTTGATCAACATAAACTGATTCATCATTGACAACTTTTAGCATTGGGACTAATCCATTAGAATTTCCATTAGTTCCGCGAATATATGAACCTTCGCCTCGAACATGATGAATATGCGAGCCGATTCCACCAGCTCTTTTAGATATTTCAGCACAAATTTTCCAAAATTCTGTAATTCCTTCCATTGAATCAAAAGGTAGTTGTACTAAAAAGCACGAACTGAGTTGTGGATATAAAGTTCCGGCATTAAACAAAGTTGGTGTAGCATGAGTAAAATATTTATTGGATGTGAATTTATAAGTTTCCAAAAGATCTTCCCACTGTTTTTCAGAAATTTCTGAGTGAAAGTTTCGCAAAACATCATTCCAAGGAATAGTGTGATTTTTGATAATATTAACTAAACGAGAAATTAATTCGTTTTCCGATCCGGTAGTGCAAGGAGTTTTATCTCTAATTATTTGAATAATATCTTTCCAACTAACCTTATTTAAAACAGCTTCGTTTTTTATTTTATCAAATGTTTTTGGACTTAAGTTGTTCTTCAAATCCACAAAACATTCTTCAAATATTTTTTGATGATTTTGTCGAAATCTATCAAAATCGTAATATTTTTGAGAACAATGAATTCCTAAAGCCACTCTTATCAAAAGATGTTGAGGTCTTTCAATAGGAGCGCGAAACATTTTACCGTCTTTATCCAAAAGAGAACATTTTTGCAAATACGATTCTTCTAATAATTTAAAACCGATATAGTCATATTCATAATCATTATTATAGTTGATGATTTTTTCCAAAGCTTGGTGATTTTCAATAATAATTGCATAAATTTGTGGTGAAAGTAAAGGATGTTGTTCATTTTTTTCATCAACGTTTTCATACAAAGCCCGAGCAGTATACAACAACAAATCTTTCTCAATCTCTTCAGAACTAGGAGCTTTCTCAACCAAGCCAAGATTAAATTTACTTAAATAATGATTATATAAATAAAAGACTGTGTTTTTGTGGTAATTACTAACTAAAATTCTAGCAGCTAAAACTCCGTAATCTGGATGTTCTAAAGCTAGTGGTTGAGCAATACTTGCAGCTAAATCATCTAATTCTCCAGTAGTAACTCCTGGATAAATCCCGTTAATTGTTTTTTGAGCAATCAAATTATAATTAACATTATAAAGCGGAATAAAACTTTTATTTATTTGAAATTTTTCAGAATTTTTTTCCAGTAAAATTTTCATATCTTCTGGCAAAGCACATAAATTTCTAATCCGATATAAAACTTTATCAAAACTAATATCTTCTTGTTTTCCATCTCTTTTAACTACATACATCTTATTAACTTCCATTTTATATTATGCTAGATAGTTGAAAATTAAATATTTCAAAAATTAAATAATAATATTAATAATTTTCAATTTTTAAAATAAAGTATCGAATGCCTCTAATATCTTTGCCATATGAAATACTTTGTGAGATCTTCTCTTTCACTAATCCTCGATCACTTTTAAAATATATTCAAACTTGCAAAGCATCCAGTCAACAAAATTTTCAAATAGTTTGGAAATATTTTCTGCACCGACAAATCAAAATATGGAATTGTCATTTTAATCAAATACCAATCACGGACTATAAACTAGTTTATTTAAAATTACGAGAGGCTGTTAAAAACATTTCTTTTTATGAATATAAATGCTCAGCTGGAGCTATCATAAAAAATTTATTAGTGATAATTTTTCCTAACAAAGATAATTGGCTCCTTTCTATTTGTTTATATAACCATTCACATGAAAAAATGAATTTTGAGGAGTGGTTAGAATATTTATTAAAAGCCGCGTATAAACGAGGGTATGTCAATCGAAAACATTTTAATTCATACGAGCTCAGTCAAATTTTTACAAAAATCAGAACCGATCCTAAGAAAATGGAAATATTCGAAAATAAATATCAAGAAGAATATAAAAAATTTCATATAAACAGAGCATTAATTGAAAATTACCTGTGCCCAAACAATACGTGTATTTAAATAAAAAATTGATTATTTATTTTTTTAACTATACCAATTTTTAGCTAAAATTATCAAAGATGGACATAAACTCCATACCCGCAAATATCATTAATGATATTTTATCTTGGACCGATCCCGCGACTATGGCATTTTACAAACAAACTTGTAAAAAAAATAATCAAATAGATTATGAGCAGACTTGGAGATCTTTTGTCCAGGACAAAATAAAATTATGGAATTGTTCATTGTCTGATAAAAAGATCAAAAATTATAAGAGATTTTATCGAAATTTATGCGAAGCTGTAGACCATCTTTCAATGTATTATCCAAAATGTGATGATGAAAATTTGATTCGTAATTTACAAATCACTTTCTTTCCAGAATCTTATGCTGGTTGGGTAAATGTTATTTATAATAGCGGAGATTTAATTGTTGCTGAAAAAGAAGGATTTCAAAAATGGTTTAATGAACAATATCAAAAAGCTCGACAAAGAAAACATATTACCAGAAAATCCAGTAATGATAAAACTTTAATCAATACTATTTGCTGGATGATCATTGAAAAAAGTGAGTGGAATGAAATTAATATATTTCTTAAAGAGAGATATGTTGAAGAAAATAAACTATTTGGTCGACACTTTTTATTACTTAGAAAATATTTGATTCACGAATATAAACCGGTCAATTTGAGTTAATTTGACTATTAATATTGATAATTCAAAAGATATATTTTTTGAGATATTAAATATACAATGTATTCTTTTAATTATTTAGATAAAATTAAAAAACAAATCACTGAAAAAATTTATCATGAAAGAATGCAATTTAATTTTGTTTATGAGATTGTTGAAAAATATACTGCTGAACATGCTAAAAAAAATTATGTGATAATCGGAGGGTCTATGGGAATTGATCTTCTCTTGAAAAAAGAAAGATCTATTGAAGATTTCTATTATGAATTATATGCAGAAAATGCTTTTTTACATGCGAATAATTTATCTAATCTCATTGATGAAAATAATTCGGAAATGCTGACTTTCTTGAAAACTACTATTCCAAATATTAAATATCAAATCTTTGTTAATGGAAGGAATATTATCACTTTTTATAAATTACCTCAACAATCATATGATTTGATCACTCCTGTCCTAGTTGAAACTTTCGATAAAAAAAATAAAGTCCTAGTGATTTCCCCGGAAATTCAGCTAATTGATATTTATCGAACTTTATATTCACCTAATCGGGCTGATGATTGGGAAGATTCTTATTATGATGAAAACAAACTCTCTCAATATTTACAAAACAGAATTACTCATGGAAAAATCGGAGCTGAAGATAAACCCCTAGCCGATACTCTAATCAAAGTTTCACAAGATGATCGAAAACTGATTGAATTACAAATTTTAAAACAATTTGTTAAAAATAATAGCAATGTTATTTTAATTGGCGAGCATGCATTAAAGATTATTATCAATAGTGAAGTGAATACTTCAATTATTCAAATAATTTCTCAAAATTCCTTGGAAGAAGATTTCGCGGAAATAGAAAAAATCATCAAACAAACTTTAAAACGCCATCTTCCAATTGTCAAAACAACTAAAGATTTACATATTATGCAAGACTTTCGCATTCGAAGGACAACTATTAAAGTCGGCGATCCGGAAGTAGGACAAAAGGAAATCATCTATCTTTATAATTCCGCGCATTACGATTTGATTCCATATTACAAAGTTTCCAGTGAAAATGGAACAATTCAGCTGGGAAATACTTTTGTTTTATTAAGATTTCTTCTAATTGATTTTTGGACCATTCGTTATATTAAACAAATCGGGGGAATTGATGAAAATTTTGCCAAGCAAAGATTAGATTCTATCTTGGATAAATTAATTTTACTTAGAAATAAATTAAAATTGACAAATGTTTTTCAAACAGATTATATCGGACACTATGATGATGAAAATATTTCACAAAAAATATTTATTAAAGACTCTCCCAAAAAGTTTTACGATTATTATCCGGGAGAATATAAAAAGAAAAGTGGAACCTATCGCGAAATCCAAATTTAAAAAAATAAACAAAATTAATATTTTTTTTGCAAAATCTATTCAGTTTCCTCTTCTTTAGTCTCGTCTTTGGATTCGGAATCTTTGCTGACGGGAGTCAAATGAGCTTTATCAAATTCTTCACACCATTTCTGATAGTTTTTGAGAATTTTCTTTTTAAGTTCCAAACATTCTTTAGGTCTAACATAAGTATTCCATAAATATTTAAATTCGACTTCCACTCTAGCTGGTCCAACCTTTTCTTTAGCCGATTCGTCATCTTCTATATATTTATTTAAATCTTCGATATGTTCATTAAAATATTTTTTCAGAACTTCGTCTTTATTATCTCCATAGAGAATTTTAAGCCAATACATAGAATTAATAGGTTTGGTTTTTACATTGGCATTACTCGCTGCTGCGGTTGATGAAGTAGATGATCCTGTTCCAGTTTTAGAACCAGGACTGCGGGATTTCGCAACGCTAAGGCTTGCTATCTGAAGTTTAAGCTCATTTTGTTTATTAAGCATTTCAATAAATTGGGATTTAAAACTTTTATCCATCTCTTCAACCATTGTTTCTAAATTAGTTATTTTTTTTATAATTTCTGCACCAGTACCAGACGCGCCGGGTTTTGCTCCACTTGCAGACATCTTAATATTTAATAGTCGAACGTTAAATTATTATTAGGTATTATCTAATTTTTAAATTAAAATTATATTTTGTAGAAAACCATTTTCAATTTTTACAAAAATCGTAATTCGCTCGCATTGATACTTCTTTTTTGTCGTAAATAAGAAACACTTAATACAGGCTTTTCTTGCATATGTGAATACTTCTTTTTAAAAGATTCGGAAATATGTGGTGAATTTAAGATATGATGCCAATTACTTTCATTATTTATTTTGTTATCATTAAAATTAATGACATGTTGGATAACAAAATTATCTGAATAAACTTGTTTGGAAAATAATATATAAAAATAAATGGTAATCTTTCTTTTTTGATAAAGATCAGCGATAACAACATTTGCTAAGAAATCTTCCGTTAAAGGAACTTTTTCCAAAATATAGCGCCAACCAATTCTACCCCAAAAATTCCAAATGTCCGGATGATTTAGAATAAACTCCTGATTAATATAATCAAAAACTTTAGTATTAGACCAATCTATATCTATATAATTTTCATTAATAATTTTGAAGCTGAGTTCTTGACTATCCAAAAAATCCACTATATTATACCAAAAATTTCCGTGACTGGAAATAGTGGAA